GGAGGAGCATTGCTAAGTGCCATCCATGGTGTTACAGTAGAGAATACATTGTATCAAGATGGTGAACAAGCAAATACTTTCAAGGCATTTGACAGCACTCAAGAAGAAGAAACCTATTCAATGGTTACAGCAAACCGCTTCTGGTCTCAGATCTTTGGTATTGCGTTTAGCAATAAGAGGTGGTTGCATTTCTTTATGCTCTTTGTTCCTGTTATGGGTCTGTGGACAAGTTCCATCGGTATTATTGGTCTTGCTCTCAACCTTCGTGCTTATGACTTTGTTTCGCAAGAGATCAGAGCAGCAGAGGATCCTGAATTTGAAACGTTCTACACAAAGAACATCCTATTGAATGAAGGTCTTCGTGCATGGTTAGCACCAGTGGATCAACCGCATGAATCATTTGTATTCCCTGAAGAAGTATTGCCAAGAGGTAATGCTCTCTGATATAATTAGGAGGTCTCAGACCTCCTTTTTTATGTCAAAAAATTATGATGGACCCCTCTATGCTCCATGGAGTAAAGTAGTTGAGGGGCGTGGGTTTGATCCAGTAGAGGAACGTAGTAAAAACAAAAACAAAAAAGGAAAAATTTCTAATGAATCTGTCACTCCAAGAGATTGATCATATCTTAAAGGCATTGGAAACAATGTCACCACACCATATCGCAAGGGCAAGAGAGCAATTGGCATCGGGAGTAGTGGACCATCAAAAATTAATTAGTAAAGTAAAAGACTATCGCTATCGTTTAGTATAAATAAAATTGAATATCGTCGCCGCAAACATGTTGGCAAAATCCAACCGCTGTGCTATAATGGGGAGGAGAAATCCTCCCCTTTTTTTATGGACATAGTAATCTACACCCAAGAAGGGTGCTTTTATTGCGGTCAGTTAAAAGAATTGTGCCGAAGGGCAGAAGTATTATATACTACTATTAATGTAGGAACTGACATCACAATGAATGAATTCAAAGGCAAGTATCCACTTGCAACTGGATTTCCCTATGTTATAATTGATGGGGAAGTCGTAGGTGGTCTTGTTGAGACTGCAAGACTTTTTATTAAGAAAGGATTGGTATCTAGTGGAAAAAGATAAACCTTTGTCTATAAATAAAGGCATAGAGCTCATGTTAAGGAGGGCTAAGAAGGACACATATGACAAACCTAAAACAGGTTTAGTAGTTACCAAGACTTTCTCTCTCCTAAAACGTAAGTTCTATTTCAACTTTGAATTTAGGTGGGAGAAGCAATAGCAAACCACTAGGAGTTGAACAATGGCAGACGCAACAATCTTATTTTTCTCAGGAACTTTTTCTTTTTTATTCTTATGTGTAGGTGTTATAGCAGGTTGGACTGCCAAAGATTTCATTCATGATTACATGTGGTCTAGAGATGAGTATCAACAACAAGCACACCCAGAGATGTATGATGAACAAGGTAACTGGTTAAATGAAGAACTTCTTACTGTAAAATTTATTAATGAGGATGACGACGATGAGGCTTTTGATGCATGAGGTACTACAAAAAGTATCAAACGCAAAAACAAAAAAAGAAAAGATCAAACTATTGCAAGAGATGAATTCTTCTGCACTTAGAATGATTCTTATCATCAACTTTGATGATTCTATTATTAGTATGTTGCCACCAGGCAATGTTCCATACACACCTAATGAGGCACCAGATGGTACAGAACATACTATGCTAGAGAAAGAATCTAGACTGCTTCACCACTTCTTTAAGGGAGGATCAAATGTATCTCAGGTAAAACGTGAGAATATGTTTATTCAAATGCTTGAAGGTCTTCCTGCTGGTGAAGCAGAAGTTCTATGTCTTGCAAAAGATAAGAAGATTGGAAAACGTTGGAAGATTACCAAGGCATGTGTAACTGAAGCGTTTCCTTCTATCCAGTGGGGAGGTAGGTCTTGAAGATCATTCATGAAGACTGTGATCCTGAACTAGCAAAAAATAAAAAACTACCAAACAATGCATACCTAATTGAATACATCAAGGAAGGTATAAAAACATATGACATCACAATGTCACAGAAAGCTGTTGACATTTTTGATCATTATTATGATAAGTACAAACAAGATTTTCATTGGTTGAAACAAGCAGATGGTCAATTAAGACCGAATCTCTGGAACGTTGAGAAACCAAAACAACCTGAAAATAAGCGAAGAAGAAAACCTTCTGACGATTAAAGGTTAAAACAATATTAAAGTGTATCCAACTATACATATACACTTGACTATATATTAAAAGTGTGTTAGTATTAACACATACGTTCAGTCTGATGTATGTCAGACCGCAAGTAAGCCGACACGGAACGGAGTCGTTCATCTCATGATTTTATTACTACTCGCTTATGCTTCAATGCATTGTTCGGACGCACTAGTTCTCCAAGAACGAGTACTTTCTGACAAGAACTTAGCTGAACCAGTTAAGTTGGAATTGCTTGAAGTTATAATGGAGGCAACTCCTGAGTGTGCATGGGACGCAAATGTTGACTGAAGGAACGGGTCTATCCACCCTAACCTGAGGACAATCCAATGGCACAAGTCACTTACAGAGGAGTCACTTATGACTCTGAAGCGTACCGTCAAATGGTACAAGTAGAAGCTCAAAAAAGAAACCACGAACTAATGTATCGTGGTATCAAAGTTGAACGCAAGTTCGCTTCAAAGAGCTGATACAAAACTGAATACCAGTTTAGCAATTCCCTGAAAAATTTTTCAGGGAATTTTTTTATGAAAATAGTCGTAATAAATATTAAAACAAAGTGTTGTTATGGATAGGGAAAAACTAAAACTAATTCTTCGTAACATGAAGTCATTAGTTAATGCCTTAGAATCTGAAATATACTCAGACCCAACATCTTATGTGGATAAGAGGGAGAATTATGATGATCCCCTTTGGTATACATCTGAGTACAAAGATAACGATGACGATGATGGATATCCAGACTAATGGAAAACGAAGAGAGAGAAAAACAGAATAAGAGTATTAGAAAATCAGCAAAGAAATTGATCAAGGTTGCGAAAAAGCATCCGACGTGGTATACTACAGAGGAAGTGCGTTACGCAAAAATAATTCGTAAGAGTCTTAAAAAGAATGCAACAAGTGAAACTGGTGTCCGTGACTCCCGAAGCGGAGAAGACAATCGGATACATAGCGAGAGTAAGCAACCCCAAGAACCAGAACAATCCAAACGTAGCAGGATTGCTCAAGTATTGTATCAAGCATGGACACTGGTCCGTTTTTGAGCAAGCCTTCATGAGCCTTGAGATCAATACTACACGTGGTCTGGCAGCTCAAATTTTGAGACATCGTAGTTTCACATATCAAGAGTTTTCTCAGAGATATGCGGATACTAATCTTTTGACTTCAGTAATTCCCGTACCAGAATTGCGTCGTCAAGATACTAAGAACAGGCAAAACTCTATCAATGATATTCCTGAAGAACAAACTAAGTTTCTTCAATCTAAGATTGAAAGATACTTTGCAGAAGGTTCTGATCTTTATAATGAATTGCTCAGAGAAGGTGTGGCAAAAGAGTGTGCTCGTTTTGTGTTACCTTTAGCTACACCTACTAGACTTTTCATGACGGGCTCGGTTCGTTCATGGATCCACTACATAGATCTACGTTCAGCACATGGAACTCAAAAGGAGCACATGGAGATTGCTGAACAGTGTAGGAATATCTTCACGGAACAATTTCCTACTATTTCCGAAGCACTAGAATGGAGTTAAATCATGCCAATGTATGATGTAGTCAACAAAAAAACAGGAGAGAAAAAAACTCTTCACCTCTCTATTGATGATTATGTTAAGTGGAAGGAAGAGAATCCTGACTGGGATAAAAACTGGGAGGAAATGAATCTCTTGGTTCAATATCATAATATGTTTCTTCGTGGTATTCATGGTCATCCAGACCACAAAGAAGATAGTGGTGGAGGTTGGAGGCATGATGATCATGATGCTTTTGGCATACCAGATTCTGAATTTGACAACTAAGGAGAAAAACAATGCCTACATACCCCGTTATTAATAAGGAAACTGGAGAGACAAAGACTCTCTACATGACCATGAAAGAATACTGTACATGGAAGGATGAGAATCCTGAGTGGGACAAAGATTGGTCGCAAGGTTGTGCTGGTGCTGGCGAAGTTGGCGACTGGCGTGATAAAATGACTAAGACACATCCTGGATGGAGTGATGTCATGAAACAAGTTAAAAATGTACCAGGATCTAACGTTCAAGGATGGTAATTAAATTATGGTGAGAAAAGCAAAGACTCCAGTCCCTTCTGGAATGTCAAAGAAACAAATGAAGAGAAGGAAACCTATTAATAGTAGTTACTTTCTTGACATTAATCCCATCACTGAGAACCAAGAAAAGTTCTTTACTGAGTGGGGATCAGACAAGAATCTATTTGCTTTTGGTGCAGCAGGAACAGGTAAAACTTTTATTGCTTTGTACCTAGGACTAAAAGATGTTATTGATGAAGATACCTTTTATGATAAGGTATACATTGTTAGGTCTTTAGTTTCTACAAGAGAGATTGGATTCTTGCCAGGCACACATGAAGATAAAGCAGATCTTTATCAGATTCCATATAGGAATATGGTAAGGCAGATGTTTGAAATGCCTGATGATAATAGTTTTGAAATGCTCTATGATAATCTAAAAAATCAAGAGACTATTTCATTCTGGTCTACATCATTCCTTCGTGGAACCACATTAGACAATGCTATTATTATTGTTGATGAATGTCAGAACTTGAACTTCCATGAACTTGATTCAATCATGACACGTGTTGGACAGGATTCTAAGATCATTTTCTGTGGTGACATCAATCAGTCTGATCTTACTAGAACAAATGAAAGGAATGGCATCCTAGATTTCCAACGTATTCTGGAAAACATGGAAGAGTTTTCTTCAATTGAATTTGGTGTCAATGACATCGTTCGCTCTGGACTAGTTAAGTCTTATCTGATTAGCAAAATGACACTTGGACTTTGATACATGATATTCACTCACCGTAGTGCTGAACCAATAGATATGTCTGCCAAAATGGTAGATGGTCGTAGATTATACTCCACACCTGATGGCAAATTTTATCCTTCAATCACTACGGTGATTAGTAATAATGCTGCTAAACAAAAAAACTTAGCAAGGTGGAGAGCACGTGTAGGAAAAGATAAAGCACAAGCGATATCTAATCGTGCTACTGGACGTGGTACAAAGTATCATTCCATTGTTGAAGACTACCTAAATAATAATTTAACACTTACTGATTACAAAGGTTCTCCTTTACCTGTTCTAATGTTTGAGCAGAGTAAGCAGGATCTTAATCGTATCAGTAATATATTTTTACAAGAAGCAGCATTATACTCTCACAATTTAGAAGTTGCTGGTAGAGTAGATTGTATTGCAGACTTTGACGGAATTTTATCAATCATTGATTTCAAAACTGCCGCTGAACCAAAGAAAGAAGCGTATCTATATGACTACTTTGTTCAGGAGACAGCATATGCTTGTTGTCTTCAGGAAATCTATGGTATTACTGTCAAACAACTGGTAACTATTGTTGCTTGTGAAAATGGCGAGACCCAAGTGGTTATTAAACCACCTAAAAAGGAATACTTGCTGCAACTTATCAAGTACATAGACGAATACCAGACAAAATATGGAAAAGAAAAACTTACTTGAAGATAGATTTATGACATCTGCGAAATTCTCACAGGAAGTTGAAAAAATTGCTGTGACTAATGAAGATATGAACTACATAGATGCAGTTCTACATCTATGTGATCTTAATGAGATTGAGGTGGAATCCGTACCTAAATTAATCTCAAAACCATTGAAAGAAAAGCTTAAATATGAAGCTCAGAAACTTAACTACATGAAAAAGACCAGTCGTGCAAAATTAATGCTAGTGTAATATGTCAGGGGAATTTTTTAAGTCAGAATTAGTCAAGGGAGACATCCAAGAGATGATGGTACTCCAAGAGTTTTGTTTTAAGTCTGCTCAGAATCTCATGCTTCTATCTAAGGAAGCAAAACTAGAGTATTTTGAAGCACTTAAACTACTCCTAGAAAAACAGAAGATCTTTCACACTCGTTGTAAATTGAGTGATGATCCAGAAGCAAAATCTATTGTTGAGAACATGCGTAACTGTGTCATCATGCTAGGTGGAGACTCAAAACTTACAGTAGAGGACATGTTTGATGATCTCCTGACAAAGATCAATGGTTTTGAGGAACAGCTTGACAGGATCAAGTAATCCTGCTATAAATATAGGTGTTGGGTTGACGAATCCAACATGGGAGTGACTGAATCAAACTTGCTGGCAATGGTCTAGTTAAGGTGATGAGTCAGAGGTGGTGCTCGCTGTGGTAACACAGAACTGTTTAACCAGACAGGACTCATGCAGTACAGTAAAAATTTACTTATGTAGAAATGCCCTGTACTTGTAGGTATACATTATTCCTACCTCCCACACCCACCACAAAGAAACGTTGGGCAGACGGAACTGGGAGACTGGTTCGCACGTAAGACCCAACACAATCCAACTAAATCCAAAACAATCTAAAGTAATATGTCATTCGCAGATCTAAAGAAAAAGTCCAGTTCAAATCTACAGTTCCTACAAAAAGAACTAGAGAAGACAGTCAGTAACAAGAACGTTGACGACCGCTTCTGGAAACCAGAAGTTGATACAAGTGGTAATGGTTACGCTGTTATTCGTTTTCTACCAGCACCAGAAGGAGAGACCGTGCCTTGGGCAAAGGTTTACTCTCATGCATTCCAAGGACCAGGTGGTTGGTACATTGAAAACTCTCTCACCACCCTTGGAGACAAGGATCCTGTTGGTGAAGTCAATCGTCGCCTCTGGAACAGTGGTAGCGATGTAGACAAAGATACTGCTCGTAAGCAGAAGCGTAAACTCTCTTACTACAGCAACATCGTTGTCGTAAAGGATCCTAAGCACCCTGAGAACGAAGGTAAGGTATTCCTCTACAAGTATGGCAAGAAGATCCATGACAAGATCCTCGCTGCTATGCAACCTGAATTCCAAGATGAGACACCAGTAAATGTGTTTGACCTTTGGGAAGGTGCTAACTTCAAGTTGAAGATTAAAAAAGTAGCAGGTTTCTGGAACTATGATAGCAGTGAGTTTGATAGTGTTGCTGCTTTGTCTTCAGATGATTCTGAATTGGAAACCATCTGGAAGCAAGAGCACTCGCTAGAAGCGTTCACAGCACGTGAACAGTTCAAATCATACGAAGACCTAGAGAAGCGTCTAAACCTTGTTCTAGGTGCTGCTCCACGTCCCTCAGCACCTTCTGTGGATAGCGAGGAGTATGAACCAACCAACTCTCCTGAGTGGTCTAGTGGTGGGTTCAATGATGCTGATATTAATCCTGCTCCCTCTTCTTTCCGTCAGCAGATGAGTGCTCCTGCACAATCTCCTGTTAAGAAGGAAGCAGTTGTTGAAGATGATGATGCACTATCTTATTTTGCATCTCTAGCAGCAGATGACTAATACAGTTGACCTCTGGGTCAACTACAAAAAAGTTCTTGATGATGTATTCCCTGAGTTTCAATTTGAATCTCGGTGGTGTGAGTGGAAAGGTAAAGGTGATCTGACATTAACAGCAGACATCTTTACTGCTCCACACTTTATAAAATCTAGAAGAGTAGATATTTACAATGAAAAATCAGATATCTACAACAATGTAATCTATCCCAAGACAGGGAGTTACCTTCCCTGTTTTGGTATGGACCTTATGGGGTTTTTTGAAAAGAAAGTCATCATTGTATTTGATTTTCAGCATCCAGTTGAAAAACTTTTGTTTTCATTACCTACTTTACCTAAAGCAGAGAAAGATTATCGGTTCTTTGAGATGGGTAACCATTTTTCAGAGAACATTTTTGTGAGGTATTGTACCTTTGATGAGGTTGATCAATACTTACCTGACTTTAGAAAGTATCTTGAAACGTATCGTAGTATGATTGATGAAGCACAACCCACTGGGGAAGACACATCATTCTATAAAGACTTTGATACATACATGAAAAAACTAGACCCTATCCTTGGATACATGTCTAGTAGATTCGGTGCTGATAATGCTAACCGAATGATGAACGAGTTTTTCTTTCCTTATGCAGAGGAAGACGATTATAAAACTGGCACAAGGGGGTAGACACACCCCCTTTTTTCTTGTATAATTTTAATAGTGGATATACAACAGTGCTTAGCGTTAGTAAGGTTTTTCAATGGACCGAGACAGTCTTGGTTGCATCTACCGTTGTTGTATCAATTGGTACAGGTGCAGTTGCGGTTGCTGAAAGTTCAGTACCACTTGACCTAAATACTTTTATTCTGTCGGTAACACCTCCATACGAATCAGACGACAAGAGGATATATCCTGACAGGGTGCTTGAAGAGGAGCGTAAATCATATCCTGCTGAGGAGAGACATTATGAATAAATGGATAGGCATAGGTCTAGGTGGAGTTCTAGGTCTTACACATATAGGAATGATTGGTATGATTGCCAGTCGCAATAATTTACCAGTCGTTAACTTACCTGTAAATGATTACACATCATACACAGTAGAAGCAGGTAAGGATGGTTACCGAATAGATTACCAAGCAAATGATCCTAAAGTAATGCGTGTGGAAAGGGATCTGCGTAGGAAAGCTGGTTTTCTGGGACTTGGGACTAACACTACCCACACCACCGAAGAGTACACAATGGATGGGTCTCAACACTTGGATAGTAGGGGAGGTGGAACAGGACAAGACCCAAAGTCTGTCGCCTGCATCAAGGCGGTCGGTGGAGGAGAGCAAACGGGAAGGCTTGTCGGCGGTAGCATCGGTGCTAGTATTGCTAGTTCTGGTCTTGCCTCTATTCCTTATGTTGGTTGGGTCATTGCTGGTGCTGCTACGATGATGGGCATGGAACAAGGTGCAGAGATTGGTGGGCAGATGGTAGAAGACATGGATCCTAATTGTGAAACTGAAGAAGAATGAAAAAGATTGCAGATGCTATCTCCCATCCAGTAACAGTAATTAATCTGATGCTTGTTGGATCTCTTGGGGTGATTGAATTTGTTCACACTAAAGCACATCGTAGTCTAGAGGCAGACGTTCACGGTCATGTGCATCAGTTTCTCAGGAAACATCCTGAGACCTGTGACTATATTGAATAGTGAATTCCATAAAACTGGAAAAATTTTTTCAGCAAATTTTTTGTCAAAAAAGTCGTCTAAACTTCAGTCTGTTTTAATCTATTGCTGATGTAATTACTAGACTTGGAATATTGCATTCCCTTTTTAAATTCTGACACAAAAACATTGAAGTATTCTCTCTTTAGAATATAAATGTCTCTCTTCTTTTCGTTTTCAGCAGTCTCATACTCATATGCTGTGACTGGTCTTGATACATTGTTACCAGGAATTGTGATTGATTGACTTCCATCTGAATATGTGAAAGGAGAATCATAAAAATTCTTGTCAACTTTTAGTCCACCTTTTAGGGCAAGGACATCTATACCATCCACCACTCTACCAGACTTTGTTTCAATGGTCTCGTAGTGGTGGATTTTTGAGTATGCGATGTTAACTCCTTGATCATCTACACCATACAAGTCCTCAATATATTTGTCTAATGTATATGTGTCTAGAGGAAATGAGTATAGAGGATTGATAAGATTATTGGTGAGAATAATAACCCAATCATAAAAGGGACTGCCATAGTATAGATTTGCAATGGTTTCTAAGTTAATTCCATCTTGTACAGAATATTTGTTATAGAAAGTTGCATAACCAAATGCATCCTCACTAACCGTATATCTTCTGAAGAAATTTTTAGCAGTAGTGTATTCTGCTTCAGAAAATGGATAGTTAATTGGTTTGTTATCGTATTCTATGTCAGGTATCAGTGAGAAATACATTAAAATCCTCTCTTAATATCGTCTTTGAACAGAACCTTACTTTCTAGGAAGTTTAGTGTTAGTTCTGTTGCTACTGGTTCTCCATCTTTATATGTAGCATAGGTTCCGTCTGAAGTATAGTTCACAGCAACTTTTCTAATTGCACATGGTTTAAACTGCTGAACGTATTTGTTTTCAGATAGTCCTGACATGAATGTAAATTTACATAGGTAAGGAACTCTCATGAAGTTATCCATGTTTGTGAAATCAAATTTTTGTCCTTGATCAGCACCAGTTTCAATACCTTTAAATTTACCAGTCACATCTTGATTGAAACTAATAAAAGTTGTTTCAGTATCTCCCTTGCCACCCCATTGTGGTACAGAAGCATATCTAAACATGAAGCAAATTTTTCTAATCATTTGTGCTTCTGGTGCATTTCTAGGTATCATTTTAAATGTCATACCAATTTCTCTCAATTCAGGTGAGTCGTACAAAATCTCTGCATTAGGATTTAATACAATTCCTTGAGTTGATCCAGTGATATCACCCATGTCTAAGTTACCACCAACACCAGGAATTTTATTTAATAACTGTGTTTGTAACGCAGCAACTATAGCCTGTGTATTTCCTTCAAAATCATTAATTCTGTTTCCAATTTCTGAAAGGTTTCCACCAGCAGCACCAGCAATTGCTGCTCTACCAATAGCACTGAATTGTTTACCATTCCATGTCTGTTGAATATCATTACCTAGATCTTGTGGCATTGGTAAAACAATACCAGAAGTTCCTTCAATTTTTTCAACCTTTAGTTGTGTTGATGCTGTGTATGATGCTTGAGCATAACGTCTTAATGAATTTTGACCACCTGAAGTTAATCTTTGAGAATCTTTACTGAATGGTGGGATATATTTTCCAAACTGAAAGTAAACATAGTCATTATCCCCATCAATGAGATTGTCTGTGGGATATCTTGCCGTCTCTGTTAAAGATGCAGTAGGAACTGCATTTTCTAATGGTTTAACGTAAATGTAATCAGCAGGTGCTGAGGCGTCTTTAACCTCAGTTAAGTTTTGGACACCATCTTTTCCAGATATGTAAGTGTATTGCCTAGATTTTTCTAAGGTTGCTAGGTCTGAAAATTTCCAATAACCTTTGAACTGTCCTTGAGAACCACCATAAAAGATCCACGCACCAGAAGCTGAATCTTGCCAGTAATGTCCTCTTTCAAGGTTACCTCTGGGAGCAGGAAACTCTGATCCATCTATAAGTTTTACGCCACCGTCTGTATTTCTTGCCATGTGTTAGTTTCCTTTTGCCATTTCTCTACTTTGGGAGGATCCATAACCATGAATAATTCGCCTGTCTCTGATCCTATCGTAGACACCACCTTTGGTTTCTTCCCATACCATTTCTTTGGTGTAGGACATACGACCTGCTTTACCTTTCACGTTTCTAACAAAGTTTTCTATAGGTAATAGTATTGCTGTCGCCCATTCATCTGATGCTAAGTCCAGTAGATAACCATCAATGTGGTTATTCAGGTATTTATGGAAGCAATTCCTAGGAATGTCAATTCTTCCTTCCATTAATCTTTTGATACACCATACTCTTCTCTTTGGTGACAAGTAATGTAGGTTAGCACCCCAGAACTCTCCTCTACTTGCTTTTACCACATAAACAAGCGGAAATGAATCATAATATGGTAATTTTTTCTTCCCTTTTGCATGATATTCAAACAAATATAAGTGACCAACTACAGGGAATGATCTCAATTCATTTTTATCTTGTTCTACATCTGTTGCTTGTCTTTCTGCTTGTTCTTCCTGAACCATCCTAGATGGTTCTTTTAAGTATGAAAATGCTTCTGTTTTTACTGTGTTTTTATACCAGAGCCAAGTCTGTTTTTCTCCGTTTGCTTTTGCTTTGACTTTTTCAAAGATCGTTTCATAACCAGTATCTTGTGCAATAGTTGGTCTTTGAATGTCATAAAAGCCATAATAGCTGTCCATGTTTTTATACTGCTAAATGATCTTCTGTGAGTATTAAAAATTTCATCTGCCTATCTTCACAGAAGTCCTGAGCAGCGTCCCATTTAGAACGGTTCTTAGCGAACGTCAGGGCAGCCCGTTTATAGGCAGCAGTTCTCTTATCTTTGTCATACGGTGGTTTGGTTTGCTTTTTAGGTTTAATTTCTATAATGTACTTTGCAAATGTTCCTGACTTTTCACGAACTTTTATGTAAAAATCAGGATAATATCTATGAACTCTACCGTCAATTGGGGAACGATATGGTATAATGATTTCTTCACTACCCCATTCAACAATAGATGGAGTATCATCACAATAGATCATGAATTTCCGTTCCCATAATGATCTATAAACTATCCTAGTTGGATTACCACGGTACTTCTTAGGATTCTTTGGTTTATAGTATCCAGAGTACGCCATATATAATATAGGAAATCACATATCTATTTAGAGTGAAAAGAGTAACAAAGATAAACGAATTCATGCAAAAGATTGGTGTTAAGGGAGGTATGTCCCTTACCACTGGTTACCATGTTGAATTTGAATTCAAGAATAAAACCTTACCATTCTTAGAAGAATTTTACGGAGAAAATGGTAAAGATGTCGTTGAAATGTTATGTGATGAAGCACAACTACCAAACGTTGTTGCCACTACAGGAACTCTTACTGGTAGATATCTTGGTGAAGGATTGATCAACTATCCACACACAAGATCCTTTACCGATTTAGGTTTGGGATTTATGTGCGATGCTAAATTAACACCATTGAAGTTTTTGAATGCTTGGTATGAGCATATCTTTGGAGAGGTTTATGATAAAAAGTTTGAATATGAGGACACAATAGAATCTGCAAGGGGTAAATTACCTAGATCTACAAACCGTGTGAATAGATTGTCTTATATTGATGATTATGTGTGTAACCTTAGAATCATGAAAACAGAACCAAATAAAATAAGTTCTGATGGAAGAGCACCTATTGGATATATCTTAGAGAATGCTTATCCATATTCTATTGATGCTGTTCCTCTAGCATACGGTAGTTCTCAGTTGACAAGAGTAACTTCAAGCTTCTATTATACTAGACATACAGTGTTGTATGGTACATCTAAAAAACATAAACGTCAAAATTCAGACGTACCAGACCAACCAGTAAGACCTTTTAATACAGAACTCACAGGAATTTATAATGAACTTGATTTTGATGACCCAGCAGCAGGAAACTTCGGTCTAACTCCTAAGAGAGGTGGACCAATTCCATTGCAAGTAGTTCCTTTTCAGGAGTGAAAATTGACTTTTCAATTCCATAAAACTGGAAAAAAATCTTCGGCAAAAAATTGACTAAAAAAGTTTAATGGATTTTCAAACAATATGTCATGATGGATTCTTTAAGGATCCTGATAAAGTTAGAGAATGGGCTTTAACTTTAAAATATGATCACCCAATAGGAACATATCCTGGTGTTAGATCAAGACCACTAATAGAACTTAATAAAAGATTTTACGAATCCACCACTTCCAAATTATTGGCATTGTGGGGAGATTATAGTAAAAACGATTGGGACTGTCAGATACAGTTTCAGAAAATTAGTAGATTTTCCGATAATCCTGAAATTAACCGAGGGTGGATCCATCAAGATGGTCAAGCATTTTGTGCTGCTGTTGTTTATCTTGATCCTGATGCAAATCTAGATCATGGAACTTCAATTTATAGAATGAAATCTGATGCAGAGAGGAATGCATTGCCTTGGCAGAAAAAAGACTGTGATCCAAAATTAATGCAATTTCATACTGATGTTTTAGGTCCAGAACAAAAAAGAGATAAAAAATCTCTAGAAATATTTGGAAACAACATGAAAATCAATAATTCTATGTTTGAACGTACTTTAGAGGTAAAAAACGTGTATAATAGAGTTATTGGGTATGATGCTACACAGTTTCATGCACAATCAAATTTTCACATGGAGAGTGATGATGAATTTAGATTAACTATGGTTGCGTTTGTGACTAGAATTATTAAACCAGCGACAAAACTATTTGAGTTGAAAAGTCGCTATATATAAATACACGACTTGAAATTATTTTTATGGCATTACCAAAGTTAGGGTATCCCACATATGAATGTGAATTGCCTTCTTCAGGAAAAACTATCAAATATCGCCCTTTTCTTGTAAAAGAGGAAAAAGTGCTTTTAATGGCATTGGAAGCAAATGACGAAAAACAAGTTATTGGCGGTGTTAAAGACCTACTCAAGAATTGTGTTATTTCAAGGATTAAGGTAGATCAACTACCTAGTTTTGATTTGGAGTATTTGTTCTTGAAAATTAGAGCAGCGTCCATCGGAGAGATGATTACTCTTAGTGTGACGTGTCTTGATGATAATGAAACAGAAGTAGAGGCATTAATCAACATTAATGATGTTGAAGTTAAAAAGCAGGAGGGTCACTCTCCTAAAATCATGTTTGATGATACCACTGGTATTATGATGAAATATCCTAGTATGAAGCAATTCATTGATAGGGAATTTCTACAAAAAGATCTAGGTACAGAAGATGTATATGATTTCATTGCAAATTCTATTGATCAGATCTTTGATGACGAGGAAGTTTATGATTCATCAACAACAACTCCAAAAGAGTTTCGTCAGTTTGTAGATACTTTGACTACTAAACAATTTGAGAAGATTCAAGACTTTTATGCTACTTGTCCAAAGTTGAGTCATACTTTTGCAGTTACCAATCCTAAAACTGGAAAAGAGTCTACTTACACAATTGAGGGTCTACAGAGTTTTTTCGCATAGCACTCTTCCAGAACAATTTGGAGGGGTACTATAGAATGAACTTTGCTCTTATGCAGTACCATAAATATAGCTTGACTGAAGTTGAAAATATGATGCCATGGGAAAGGGAAGTATATACTACTTTCCTCATGCAATATCTAGATGAACTCAAACAAAAACAAGAACAAGCGAAAGCAGGTAGATAGTGGCAAATCTAGTTCAAACAGCTCAAGGTGATCTAACCAGTTTTATTGCTGGAAAAATCTTTGATCAAATTAAACAAAAATTTGATCAGGATATTCCTAAGGGATCACCTGAAGTAGAAAAAGCAATTAAGGATCTAGAACGAGAAGAAGAAGTTGATGTTACCTCTATTCCCGTTGTAGATAAACCTCTGCGGAATCAAGTAATCAAACTGTTTGGAACTAGACTTGAAGTAAAGTTAGTTCAACTTGAAGGAAAAGTTGAAGCAACAAATACTGCTATATCTGCTATTGGTGCTGCTATCGTTGATAGTCAAGAACTTATTATCAACCAAAATCAAATTTTGGAAGATAAGTTTGACACTTTATTGGATATATTTGGTACAAAAGCAGAATTAGAAAAGAAAGCGGAGGAAGATAAGAAAGCAGAAAAGGAATCAGCAGAGATCTTTGAACAAGATCCAATGTTCGGTTCATCACCGCTACAGAAAATGCTTGCTCGCTCTAACATGGGAGGGTCTTCGTTAGTTGGATTCTTACTTAGAAGAGCAGGAGCAAAAGTTGCATCTAGGTTGATAAGATCACTTTCAAGAAGATTCATACCTAGAAGAATTAGAGCAAGAGGAAGATTACTCACAAGAGGAATCAGAGGTGTAAGGAGATTACCAGGCAAAGTAAAAACAAAAATTGCTGCTGCTGCCACCTCACGTATTCTTGGTAGAAATGTAGCAGAGAACGTTGGAAAAAAGGCAACAGGAAAAGTATTATCAAAGAAAATTCCTGGCCTTGGTATCGCTGCTGGTATTATATTTGGTATTGAGAGAGCCTTAAAGGGAGACTATACTGGTGCAGGTCTAGAAGTACTGTCTGGAATTGCTGGAACAATTCCTGCTGTTGGAACTGGAACTTCTTTAGGTATTGATGCATATATCATTAAAAGAGATATTGAGAAAGAACTTAGAGGAAGTTATGCTGCTGGTACTGGTCAAACTAAAAAAGGACTCGCAAATTTACATGGTAGAGAGTTAATTTTAGGTAAAAAAGATCAGGATGATATCGCTATGGGATTTAAAAATGCTACTGCCCTTATTGGGACAGTATTGACATCGGTTGCATTAGATGTTGCATCTGCTGCTGGAGCAGAGCAAATGGTTAGATCAGAAATACTTAGTAGTGGGTTAGATGGATTTGAAAGATCATCTGTAAGGTATAAGTCTACATTGGGAGTAGTTCGCACACAAAATAGAGACGAACAGGCAATTGATGAACTTTCTCTTCCTTTCCAAGGAATGTTCCCACAACAGAAATCAGGAACACCTCAAGAAGATGATGTTAGTGGATTTTTTAATCCAAAGAATTTTTTCAATAATTTTGCTGGTGGTGAGGAGTTGCTACCTTGGTTTCAAAAGTCAGGTGCTTTTAGAAGCATGACCAATTTTGTCAATAGAAACAATCCTGGCTATGTAATGATAGACAAGAGTGGAGAACCTGGCGTTGATTTCACTCCAGATGGTTTTTATACTAGAGCATTATTTGATGGTCAAGTTGTTGAAATTGGTCATCAATATAATCCAAAAACTAAAAGAGGATACGGTAATTTTGTAATTGTTAGGCATGAAGATCCTGATAGACCAGGACAAATGTTTGATGCATTATATGCTCACTTCCCCAAAAGTGGAATCTCTGTAACAGAGGGGGAACATGTTAGTCATGGACAAAAACTTGGACTCATGGGAAGAAATAGTGATGATCCAAGAGATATTGGTAGTATTGATGGAATGCACATGAGTGTGGATTTCTTTAAAGTTGGTGGTGGTGGTACATATAACCCAAGAGATAAGAACACTCATTATCCATTTTGGCATGGTATATACAATCATGTTGATCCAAAGTTTAAAAATGCTAAACCAGTAAAAGAGAAAGTACAGACCAATCCTAAACTGGTACAAAAGCAAACAATGACAATGCTTGCTGCATTTGAAGATGTTAAAACTAATGCATACTTAGATACTGAAAATATTCCTACTATTGGATTTGGTGCAACTTATTACCCACCAGGATTTAGGTTGAAGGGAAAGGTGAAAATGGGTGATAAAATCACTATGGATGAAGCTATAATGATCAAGGATAAGCATTATCAAGATCACTTGAAAATTGTTATAGGAGAACTTAAAAACGTTGGTGTGGATCTATATGATTTGCCCGTTGATGTTTCCTCAGTTCTTCTTTCGTTGGCATTTAACTATGGAAGTCTTAGGGGTGCTCATAAAGGAAGCAATACTGTTTTCAACGGAAAAACATTTCCACATTCTCTTCCTGAGATGGTTAAGAAGGCACATGCCAACAATGATTATAGTAGTATTGCTGATTTACTTAGACTTAACTTAGTTCATGATAACAATGGTGATTTGAAAAATAGAAGAGAATCTGAGGCAAAAATTATTAAGTCAGGAACAGGAACTGGTTACTTTGGTCTTCAGGATCTAAAAAATACACTTAAAGGTGATCAAAGTTTCTTACCTCCATCAATGAGAACCAGTCTATTATCAAAATTAGATACAGACAGTAAAGACGTTGAAATGCTTTTAGATGAGATTCAAACTACTGGAGCACCAATTATTATGTTAAATACTCAAGTAGTAGCTGCTAATATGAATGAAGATTTCAATTTTAGTAGGACAACTTCAGTAGGTGATTGGAAAGATCACTATAGAATAGCATCACTAGGGTAATTAAATGGCATCTCTTACTAGGACATTTCAAGGCGATTTAACCGCTTCTATTAGTAGTTATTTGTATAATGAAGCAGTTAGAGCTGCTGATGATGCTGCTCTTGAAAGAGAACTTGCCACGGATTATATTAGGGCAGTTAATGTTGGTGATACGATGTTCGCAAAGAGCGTCAATCCCAATGCATATAATCCTGCACGGGAAGGTGTTGCAGGTGGATCAGTTGCGGCGATGGACCAGTTTTCGCCAAATTTCCGCAGGGGAGAATTCTTTGGTGCTGCATTAGCACATAGATTAAGACCTAATCCACTAGGATTACTTGGTAAACGATTCCAAAAGGAACCATTCTCATATACTGGATATATGAGAGGACAATCTACTCCTCTAACACTTGCAACGCCTCCTGGTGGTATTGGACCACGCCCAGAGTTTGGTTTACCAACACCAGGATATGTTCAACCAGCACCTAGAACATCTATTTTCAATAAGAGCAGTCCTATTAATCCAATACCTACTGGTGTTGCTATTACTGCTCAGACAGCAGCAAAACGTGCTGGTCAACCATTCCCAATGGTTGCCGTTGGATCTTCTGCCTTACAGAAACAACCATCTCCATTCTTGGGATCTGGAGCATATTCAGGTGGTATGCCAGGAATGTGGAATACCAGTCCAGATACAAAAGCAGTTAAAGTCAAAGATCCTAAATTAGGTAAGTTCTTTACTGCTGTATCTAGATCTCTAAATGTCAGTCTCAGTAGTATGTCTGAGCAGGTAGATGAGAATGAAGCAACACTCATTACAGTTAGAGAAAGTTTACTAGGAACAATTAAGAAACTAGAAGTTAATTCTGATACTTTAGAAGCAAAATTAGATGCTATTATTGACGTTCTGCGAGATCAGAATAGAAATGCTATTGTTTCCGAAGATAACAAGGAAAGTGAAAGGAAAGAAGCACAGATAGAATTACAAAAACAGCAATATGAAGGTGAGGTAATTCAAAAAGTAGGTGAGGATGATCTTGAATTTGCTGTACGTGATGCCCGTGATGAAGCACAGGATGGAGATCCATTTGGTCCATATCCATCAGACACTGGTGATTTATGGAAAGATACTCCACAGATGGCCAGAGGTGGTATTGTAGATGGTCCCCAGAGTGGATATCCTGCTATTCTTCATGGTAAGGAAGCAGTTATTCCTATTGATACTCCATTTACAAGACAAAGTTATGCTAGTGGCACAATGGGTAGAGGATCAACTACTATTAACAATAGTATTGTTTCTGATAGTGGATCTGCTCCATCATTTGATAAGTTTGTTCCAAATATGTTCAAACAAGTCATTGAATCTAAAATTTCAGATGTTCCTAATCTAAAAGAAACAACAGAAATGCTTGGAAAGGCAGTTGAATTGCCAGTCAAAGCAAGTGGTTTAATTGCTTTCAATGTATTAGGAAAAGCGTTGAGTGGCATGAAGACACTGGCAGGTGATGTTTCTGGTCCACTAAAAACAGTATTGTCTCCACTAACATCTTTTGGTGTTTCTAATACACTTATTAATGGATTGACAAGAGATTTGTCTGTTGGTGGTGCTGCTGTTAGAAGAAGGGATGCAAATAAAGCTTTTGGTGCAGAGATTAAAAATAATAACATGATGACCAGATTCTTTAATGGCATTATGAATCTGTTCAGGCCAGATCCAGAACCACCATCAAATGACGATGGTAATGGTGGTCCTGGTGGATACCGTGGCGGTGGTTATCGTGGCGGTGGAGTGCAATATGCTGGCGGCGGTCCTGGTAATTTCTTTGAAGGTGCTAGGAATTGGTGGAATAGAGGTAGGAACATGAGAGTTCCTAATGAGAATACTGCTCGCTGGTTTGGTAGAAATAGTTTGATGGCAGATGATGCTACACAACTTACTAGAACTAATAAAGCATTCAAGTCTGGTGCTACTGGTATTCGTGGTTGGAATCCTATCAAAGCATTTACACCAGAAATGGTTAGAACTGGTCCTACTCCTGCTGTTCGTCAGGCATTTGAAAGACCTGTTAGAGCAATTACTAGTTTATTTGGAACAGTTAAGGCACTCAAGAACGGATCTGTTCTTGGATTGATTTTAAGTGATATTATGAAGGGTCATGGAATGACTGAGGAGGAATGGATGCATGGTCCAGGAACTGTTACTCATTTTGAGAAAAATTTCAGTAGAACTAATACTAAAGATCAATTGACAAATTTTGTTAATTTGAATTCTTTTGAACAACAGGCAAATAAAGTTACAAACTATGAACAGCAAAAGACTAAAGTCATAGAAATAAATAACAAAGGTGTTACAGCATTAGATTCAGCTGAAAAAGACATGAATCTTATTGGTAATAATCCAAATCCTTCCCTAGATCATTTCTTCCCATCTCCATATAATTATTAATAATGGCAGAGACTAAACCATATGCATCATCGCTTGAGGTTAAAGGAATTGCGATCTTCTCTGTAGAAGACGAAGCAAAACCATATGCAAATATAAAAAATCTAGTAACTCATTATTATCATATTGAGGACATTACTCAGGCTGCATATGAAGCAAAGATGGTAGTTGTTGATAATGCTACTAATCTAATTGCTAACATGCCAATTCAGGGCAATGAGAAGGTTGTCGTTGAAGTTAAAGATACTTTTGATAATACCTATAATTATGAGTATCGTGTCTGGACAGTTGCTAACAGACTTAGTGCTGATAGGAAGCAAGTGTATACATTAGGACTTGTTTCTCCAGAGGGACTTGCCAATGAGGGTGTTCGTCTGGTAAAATCAGAAAAGGGTAAGATATCTGAAGTTGTTGAAAGTTTGGTTTCAAATTTGACATCTGTCAAAGATTATGAATTTGATAATGATGAAGAAGCAGGAGAATTTGGTCTTCTCGTTAAAACCGATGAAACCAAAAATTCTTGTAAGATTATTCCTCATAGACAAACTGTGTTCTCTGTCATTAGATCCTTACAAAAAAGAGGTATCCCAAAGACAAAGAATAACAAAAAAGGCACTGCTGGATATGTTTTCTACCAAACAAGAAAGGGATTTAACTTTAGATCCTTTGATAGTTTGGTCTCTGCTGGACCAATCGGTCAAGACTTTGTTTATACAATGGGTAAACGAGATGAAGAGAATGCCAATAAAATTCAGGAAATTAAATATGGCGATGAAATAAACCTGATGAAAAAATTGAGGGAAGGTGCCTTCAAGTCAGTTTCTTGTTATTTCAACATAAATACTGGCAAGTACACAGAATCAGTGTATTCTATGGAAGAGGTATGGGATGAGATGGAGCATCTAGGAAGTCAAACAAAACTACCTAAAGGTGCTGCTGATTTATCCCAATTCCCAACTAGAGTACTTTCATCTGTCATTAATAATGAGTTCTGGTACAACGGAACAGAATCTGCTTCCGCTGATAGTAAAAATGATTTAAAAGATTATCAACCTTTTTATTTACAACAATCTATCGGTAGAGCTGGTTTGATGTTTAATCAACAGATAACCATTTCGCTCACAGGACACTTAGAATTATGTGCAGGAGACTGCATTGAACTCAAAGTTCCTAATCAACAAGCAGAAGTATTGAAAGAAGATGGTGTAACGTGGGATCCAGAAAATAGTGGAACCTTTTTAATCAAAAGAGTCACACATCAGTTTCATGTTACAGGTAATTCAGTTTATACCGTCATGGATCTCATACGTGACTCATATGGAATACAAGGTAGTAATTCTAACGTAAAATAACCTATGGAATCTTTAGAACAACATATTGCAAAGGATAAAGATATCCTAGCAACCCCTACAACTTCTCCTCAAATGCGTCGTCATGTTGAAGAAGAGTTGCACGAACTAGAAGTATATTCACATAATCATAGAAAAGAAATTGAAGCAGGAGATCATCACGATCCTACAGCTCTAGAGCTATTCTGCGAAGTAGAACCAAACGCACCAGAGTGTAAGATTTACGATGATTGATTCGGCAATGAGCAGTTTGTTTCCAACGCACAATATTGGTGCTGATGGATTCAACTGGTTTATAGGACAAATTGAATCTGGCGAAGGCGATCCTGATCCTAAAGGTTCAGGACGGCATCGTGTAAGGATTCTTGGACAACATCCAAAAGAATGCGGTCTCGTACCAAGTAGTGAACTTGGTTGGGCACAAACTCTCATGCCTGTCACAAATCCACATACACCTGGTGGAGCAACCTCTGTATCAGATCAACTTGAATCTGGTACATGGGTTGTTGGTTTTTTCTTAGATCCTGAAAGACAAATGCCCGTTATTATGGGTAGTATTGGTAGGGTCGCTAATTCTTTTGAATCAGGAGAAACAGCGGATGAGGATCCTACACCAGAGTCAGATGGATGTAAATCTTTTACGACTTTCGTTAAACCAAGAAATAAAAAACCATTTGATCAGTATTCTGAATCAACGGTAACACTAGATCCACTTGATGCTGGTCATGCACCAGATGGAAGGGTAAGAACAACTGAAGACGGTGAAGTAATTTCATCAGCAACTACACAGTATATTGCTGCAAAATATGGTCAAAATTCTGAAACAAATCCTTCTGGTATTAACTGGTGTGTAGAAATTGCAGACAAGTGTGGTAAAGAAACTGATTTGAATAACACATTCCAGAGATTATTCTCTGAGATGCTTTATGAAACTCAGAGAAACAATGGTAAGTTGGGAACTTATCTGGTTGGAGAAGTAACTGGCGAATTATATGATTCTATTGGAATTGGTAGGAAGTATGTTACCAAAGGAAAGCAATTAGTTAGAACTTTTGTTGCATCTGCTAAAGGATTTGTCGTTGAGAAGATGAGAGAAGCTGTCAAGGCATTGACAGATGCTTTGATATATCCTTCAGAAGAAGGTAACTCTTTAACACCCGTTACTAAGTTCTTCAACGATAAGTTGGCATCCCTTGGATGTGAAATGGCAGATCTTGGTGATAGACTTGCTAAATTTATTGAAGAAATTATTTTTGGTTATCTCTTCAATATCTACAAGCAAACAGTCTGTCATGTTGATAAGTTTATTAATGGTATTCTTGGTAAAATTCAATCATTGATGAATGAATTATTGGAAAGTATATTAGGACCAATTCAAGATCTTCTTGGTGCTATTGCAAGTCCATTTAACATTCTTGGTGATGCTATTAACTATGTTCTAGGAATTCTTGGAATTGAGTGTAGCGGACCAGGTAAAAAGTGTTCAAAGACGACTACAATTTGTACTAATTGTGGTTCTGGTGAAAGAAAGGACTTTTTAGATAATTTACTTGATGATTTAGCAGATAAACCAAAGGATTGGAATCAATATACATGTCCAGATAATTTTGAAGGAACAAAACGTAATCCAACTGAAGTTATCTTTGTTGGTGGTGAAAATATTCCACCAAATAATGATTATATTGCATATACTATTGAGAAAAATATTATTGTAAAAGAAGGAGAGATTGCTGAATTTACTGTAACTAGATCTGGAAAGACAGATCTTGTTTCTAGTGTCACTTATCTTACTCAAGATGGAACTGCTGAGGCAGGCGTTGATTATGAAGAAAAAACTGGAGTCTTAGGTTTTGTTTCTGGTGAAACTTCAAAGACAATCAATGTGAGAACTTTTGCAGACAACGAAGATGATGATAGGGAAGATTTCTTTGTCGTTATTAGAAAAGATACACCTGGTACAATTGAATCTCTTACAGAAAACAATGTAGGAAGATGTACTATTAGATCATATGGTGCAGACGATCCTACTAGTGATGGTGATTTTGGTACAGATACTCCAGTTGATGATCCTTCAACCAAGGGACCAAATACAAAACCACCTACTGCTGATGATTATCCACCACCAGACGATCCAAATGCACCAACAGGAGTTGAAGTTGAGACATCTGATGAACAATTAGAACCAACTTTCTTCGTATTCCCTGATAAGAATGAAGTTGAAGAAGGTGGTTTTGTAACATATACAATTCAGACACAAAATGTTCCTGATGGTAGCATTGTTAGATATCAATTATGGGGAGATAATATTACTCCCTCTGATATTGTCAATTTCACTTTAAGTGGATCTTTTACTGTCAATGAGAATCAAGCAACAGTTGTTATTGGAATCAATAAGGATGATAATGACAGAGAGAAAGATGAATCTCTTGTTTTCTCTATTCCTAATACAGGTGCTCAGTGTAGTGTACTTATCTTATCTGATTTAAACAATCTAACACCATTAGAACAGTTTGAAAAAAATGATGAGTCAACTAATTTCTCCCCAACACCAGTAGTTCCTCCATCTGTTCAAGAAATTATTACAGGACCAGGTGGAGAAATTGTTGATATTATTATTGGGGATCCTGGCACTCCATTTAAAGAAGCACCTAACGTATTAATTGTAGGTGAGGGTACAAGTGGAGCAGGAATTGCATTACTCAATGATCGTGGTCTATTGACTGAGATTAGAGTGACTGACCCTGGCTTTGGATATAAGTTAAATAAACCAGATGATGCTCGTAAAGAATGTATTATTGATTCTTTCACTATGATTAGACCTGGTCAAGATTATACATCTCCACCTACTGTTTATATTAATGGTGATAATAGTATTGCCGAGGCATTGGTTGAAGAAGGAAAAGTTGTTAGCATTAGAATTAAAAATAGAGAGATGACATTTAAATCTTATCCAAAAGTTATTATTGTTGGTGGCGGTGGATATGGTGCCACATTCTTGCCATCATTTGCTTGTCTTGAACCAGAGGCTCGTGTTGCTGTTGGTTCTGCTAAGATTGGCACAGGTTCTTACATTGATTGCCCATAGGAATAAAATATGACTAATTCTTTTGATAGAGATCTTATTAAATCAACGGTTGGTGACAATCCTGTACGGGCAAATATTGTACGAGATCAAAAACCAGTAACACCTGAACCCCCTGATGAGGTAGATGATACTGAACCGCAGAGAACCATCAAGTTCCACATGCAGAGTCAGTCTTGGACTATCATGGAGGATGGTGTACTCACTAGTCCTAATGGAACGGATTTTAATATTGCTGGTAAAGATGTACAATCACAAGTTATTCTGAGGAATAATGGTGACATTATTATTTCGGCAGGAGGACAAGGTGGTGGTAAAATTTGTGGTGGTAGAGTTCTAATTAATGCTAGAGGTGGTCAACTCGTGAAGAGTGGACCTAGTGTTGAGGAATATGTTTCTGATAGTGGAGCTGCTCAGGGAGAAGGACCAAAAGACGATAAAGAAGAACTAGCAAGGTCTGTTCTTTGCTATGGAGACTATAATGAGGAAGTCTTAGGAGACCGCTATATTAGGGGCAAGACGGTCACTATAGACGCACAGGACGTACTTACCCTTATCGCTAAGGAGAAGCTCGTTATACAGGCAGGACCAGAGGGTGGAGGAGAGATTGTATTCAGTGCTGGTAAGATTACAACATCAGCAGCTATTGAAGACAAACTTATTACTAGTCAATCAATGACCGTTTCGTCAGAGAGCACTGACGTACAATTTGATCCTAGAGCGTCAAAAAATATTATTTCACCAGGTCACATCAATCACAAGGTTTTAGGTGACTATAAACTAGATGTTGCTGGTGTTGGTAGATTGTCATTTTTAGGTAGTACTTTATCAGTACCACTTGTAAAAGACTTGAGAACAAATGCACTCAATATTCATTGTGTTGCAGGAAATATTGGAATGATGACAGATATTGGTAGTATGTTCATTCAGGCAGGTATGGGACCAAAGTGGCCAAGTCTTACTGACATTCTACCAGGTGCAGTTACAATGACTGCTAAGTCAAATATTCAACAAGAAGCATTGGTAAATTATTCAGCGAAGGCAACTGCTGGTAAGATGGACTTAGAAGCCTTGGGAGTTGCTACACTTACCGCTACTGGTGGTGTCACAATTGATGCAGAGGGTGCTGTAGACATCAAATCTAAGGGTATCACAACAATTACTGGTACATTTATCAAGTTAAACTAGGTAGTGCGGATAACCGTCAAACAAACTGTCACAAGGGGTATTGACGTGATCCCAAAGGAAATGTTATTATAAATATCAAGACGTGGGACTTCTACGTTCCCCCGTCTATCAGTTGGCCACTGATCGCAATCCCTTCCGAATGTCGCAAATTTACGCTAGGATGTGTCTTGCACAATTAACGAGAGATAGTCGGTCTCTCTTACATCCGCAGGTTAAACTCTGCGAGACACTAAAACTAACTAACATGTCTATTAAATCAACAATCGCAGCACTTGCTGCAACCCCTCTTCTATTCTCTGGTGCCGCTTTTGCTGGTCCATATGTTAATGTAGAAGCAAATGCCTCTTATCCTGATGGCGAGTACTCTGGTGCTACTACAGATCTTCACATTGGCTACGAAGGTGCCACTGCTGAAGGCAGACTAGGTTACTATGTACAAGGTGGTCCTGCAATTAATCACACCGAAGCAGGTGATGATTACGAGACAGAACTATCTGGTAAGGTTGGTGCTTCATATGGTCTAAATGAGTCTACCGCTCTATATGGTGAACTCTCTGGTATTACCACACCTGCTGATGATATCAACTGGGGTGCTAAACTAGGTGCTAAATTCGTTTTCTGAATAACGAATTAATTAAGTAAAACAAGGGGGAGGGGTTGCGACCCCTCCTTTTTTATGGTACAATTTTAGGAGAAAGCGTATGAGTAGAGCAGGTATGAAATTAGAGAAACGTCGTGCTCAGGTAAAATCAAGATTCTATTATATTTTCTGGGGCATTGCTACAGTATCTGTATTGCTTGGTCAACTATATGTTGGTGCTGGATACCGAATGTATGCAAAGTCACTAATGATGATTTTCCATGCAGTAGAGGTTGAGGTACTTGGAGATGACGACAATTACAACTATTATCGCTAATGAATGGTTATATGGAGGTATCTAAGCAATTAAAAGAAGGGACTAAAAAGTCTCACTCTGCTGCTGAGAATACCAAATTTGTTGCCTCTTTTTTAAGAGGTGTACTTGATCCCAAGGAGTATCGTAAACTCCTTGCAAATTTCTATTATGTCTATGACACGATGGAACAAAGGATCGCTGAGACAAAAGATCCCATGGTCAAACTAATTAGATCAGAAGATCTTGAACGAAAAGATGCTATTGAACGTGATTTAGCATACTATTATGGTCCCACATGGAAGGATCAACTGACACCAACAGAAGCATGTAATACTTACTGTTATAGGATTAATGAGATAGCAGAAGAGAATCCATATCTTCTTATTGCTCATCATTATACCAGATATATTGGAGATCTATCTGGTGGACAAATTCTGAAACAGATAGTACAAAGAGTTCTTAAACCACCTTTGGGAGAAGGACTTCACTTTTATGAATTTCCTAGTATAACTGATGCGAAGGAATTCAAGACCAACTACAGAGCAGTTCTAGATAATCTTGATCTAGATCAAGCACAAATTAACAATTTAATTGCAGAAGCAAATTATGCCTTTAGATTAAACATGTATTTGTTTGATGAAATTGAGGGAGATGCAGGTAAGTCATTCTGGCAATTAATTAATAGTTACGCAAAGGATTTTATCAATGAAATGATTAATTCAAAGCGATTTAGATAAAAAAAAGTCCCCCCTATTGCTAGGGGGGACTACTAAATGCTAATTGGACTTATTGTGTTAGAATATGATTGCATATACTTTTATCTGAATGTTCCGTCTGGCACTCTATCAAGCAGTCGTAGTAATCGGTAATCTGGTCTAGTTTGTAACTAGCGTCTTCTGGATCAAAGTGTTGCCACTCTGCTAATTGGTTACTGCTAATGATATTGTGCATTTCGTTTTTCTCCCAAATAAATGGACACATAATAAAGAAACTCTCAGGTCATTGTTCTTTCTCTAATTCTACTACTATATATCTTCATAACCACATATTTGGTAGTGGATTTAACAATAATTATTGCCTACGTTATTATACTTACTATGCTAGATGATTTTTGTACAAAACTAATAGGATTCTACGATAATTGGAATCAAGCGTCTACAAATCCAGCAAAATGGGCACACTGCAAGATCCGATGGGAGAGGATCAGTGATACTGAATTGAAATCAAAACAGTGGTATCATTATATGGGTGAAGAAAATCCATATAGAAAGAGGTGGCATCGTGTCAAACAAGAAAATGATGTTATAATTGTAGAGAACTGGTCTCCAGATTGGGGTGGACATGAACCATGCTGCGACATGAAGTTTCGCTACGAAAACGACTTTTGGATCGGAGAAGTGGCGACAGATGCTTGCATCATCAGAGGAGGTGTGGTAAAATCTTTAGTACAGTTCAATGGTCAAATCTACAAGAGCAGAGATCAAGGATGGAAAAAAGACAAAGTTATTTGGGGTAGTGACGTAATCTACGAATTCAAAAAATCTGACAAACCTATTGCTGTATAATGCCTGAATACTACAAGCCAAAAAAACGCTACAACATGAATGGGACAGGTAGTCCTTACAAATCTACAAAGGATCCTTGGAAGTTACTTGTTTGCCGAGCAAGAGGTAACGCAAAACCAGGTCATCTAAAAGGTAATGGTATTGCAAGAGAAGAAGCATTGCCATTGGATATCACAGCACAGAGTCTACGAGATCAATACAACAAGCAAAATGGCAAGTGTTATTGGTCTGGTTTCCCTATTGATATTAATGGACTTCTGGAGCGTAGTAATCCGTTGGCACCAAGTCTAGATCGTCTGGATGATAACAAAGGTTATACTCAAGATAACGTAGTCTTAACAATACGATTATTTAATTTAGGAAGACAAACCTGTCCAGCAGACAAATTTCGCAAAATCTGTGATAAAATAGAGAGACATTACAAGGGAGAACAAGTCGTTGCATCACTATCCTCATTCATGGAAGATAGAGACTAATAATGGGAGTGTGGTGGAATAGGTAGACACACCAGACTTAAAATCTGTTGACCATTACGGTCGTGGGGGTTCAAGTCCCCCCACTCCTATTGGTTCTAAATACAGTAGTAATTTGAACCCTAATGCCAATCAAAGACAAGGAGAAGAATAGAGAGTATCAACGTGAATGGGCACGTAAGAATGGTAAGACTAAGAGGAGAAATCAAAGGGGACCAGTGAACCGACAAAAGTTAGTTGATGACGCAAAATCTAAACCTTGTGTTGTCTGTCGTGTTCAATATCCTGTATGTTGTATGGATCTACATCACGCAGACAACAGTGCTAAAACCGTTAGTATCACAGGGTTGACAAGGACTGGTCCTTATGATAAACTTAAAGACGAAGTTGATAAATGTGTTCCATTATGTGCCAATTGTCATCGTATGGTTCACGCAGGTCTTAAACAGTTACCTGATTTAATTTTATTGCCACTCTAGCTCAGCTGGATAGAGCAACGCTTTTGTAAAGCGTAGGTCGTCGGTTCAAGTCCGACGAGTGGCTTTCCCTCTTCTGAGGGAATAGGTGACTTTACGAATAGCTTCGGACAGGGGTTCAATTCCCCTCACCTCCACTGATCCCAAGTAGCTCAGTGGCAGAGCAGGTGACTGTTAATCACTCGGTCGCTGGTTCAAATCCAGCCTTGGGAGTATGGGGGTGCCATGGTTTTGACGGGGTATTACGATTGTGACTGAAACCTGCTTGGATAAGCAAACAACAGATGCAAACACATCTACACCTGCTGCGAATAACATCGTAGCATTCTCCCGTCAGGAAGCCCTTGTTGCTGCCTGACCCTTAGGGGAGATGGGGGTTAGACTAGCCTTCTCACCCAAGTAGTCCATGGGGGTGTAATGCCCCCTTATGGCTCAGTAGCTCAGTGGATCAGAGCAACTGCCTTCTAAGCAGTCGGTCGTAGGTTCAAATCCTACCTGAGTCGTTTTCAACTAAGGTTCAAATCACAACGGTTGTAAAACCCTTAGAACCCTTGTAAAATAAAGAGTTTAGTTGTATAAATAAACTGACGGACGACTACATCCATAGGATAGCAGATATGGCTTTGACAAGACTTGACAACCTTATTAGTTCAAAAACTGGTAAGTATTTGTATGTGTCTCCTGATGACTTTAACGCAAGTGATGAACTTAATAATAGAGGTAATTCACCTGTAAGACCGTTTAAGTCTATTCAGAGAGCATTCCTAGAGATCTCAAGATTCTCTTATTTACCTGGTGGACCTGATAACGATAGGTTTGATCAATTCACTGTCATGGTGATGCCTGGTAATCACTATATTGATAACAGACCAGGTCTTGTAGATGTAGATGGTATTGATGAGTTTGCTTTTGACCAAGCACTAAGTGAGTGGGCAGATAATTCAAACTTAGATATTAAGGATCCTAACAACGTCCTCTATAAGTTTAACAATACTGAGGGTGGTGCTATCATTCCTCGTGGTTCTTCTATCATTGGTTATGACCTACGTAGAACCATTGTCCGTCCTCTATATGTTCCTGATCCTGCTGATCCACTAGAAAAGCGTTCTGCTATCTTCAACGTAACTGGTGGTTGTTATTTCTGGCAGTTTACCATCAAGGATGGTGATCTAGAACCTTCTTCACCATTATATTCATCTACTGATGGTATTGGTAAAGTTTATAGTCAGACTCCTGCTGATCCATCTGACTGGGGATCTGCTCAACTAACTATTCCTAACTTCTCACACCACAAGCTAACTGTATTTGAATATGCAGATAAGCAAGAGTTGGGTCTATACTATAGAAAGGTTGCTAAGGCATTCTCTCAGTATCAACCAAACATTGATGATCCAAACGAGTTTGGTGCAAGAATTCAAGAGACCAGAATTGTTGGTCCGCTATCTGACATTCGTTCTATTGAAAGTATCAGAGTTGATGATAGAACAACAGAACCAACGTTACCAGGATCTACTACAAGGGTAACAGTTACAACAAAGGTAGATCACGCATATTTTAGAAATCAATTTGTTGCCATTGAAGACAATGGTTTAGATGATGAGATTGATGGAACTTTCTCCATTGATCAAATTGATGAAACAAATGGAAAGGTATTCTCATACCTAATTGAAGGCACGGTTACTAATCTAGGCAGTAACACTAATCTTATTAGTGGTACAACTTATACCGTAAACTCTAGTCCTGTAGCACTAGGACAGAATGCTAACGTCAAGGCAGAAGTTGACTCTGTTGAGTCTGCATCTCCATACGTATTCAACTGCTCCATCAGATCTACTTGGGGTATTTGTGGTATCTGGGCAAATGGTTTGAAAGCCACTGGTTTCAAATCAA